TGCCCGATTCGCGATCTCCTGACAGCGCAACTACCCGAGGAGTTGTTTCACCTGGACATCCTTGACGGCTCGCCGCCGTGTTCCACGTTCAGCACCGCAGGCAGCCGCGAAGATGCCTGGGGCAAAGAGAAACACTTTCGCGAAGGTCAAGCGAAGCAAGTTCTGTCCGACTTGTTCTTTGATTGGATCGCGCTCGTTGAACGACTGAAGCCGAAGGTCGCCATCGCAGAGAACGTCAAGGGAATGCTCATCGGCAACGCGAAAGGCTACACGCGCATGGTCGTGCGCGAGCTAGAGCGCATCGGCTACCGCGTGCAAGTGTTCCTCGTGAACGCTGCCGACTGCGGCGTGCCGCAGCGGCGAGAGCGTGTGTTCTTTTGCTGCGCGCGCAATGACTTGCAGACGCAGCCGCTGCGGCTTGCGCCGAAGCACCGATGGATCAGCGCAGGTGAAGCTACGCATGACTTGCCGAATGTCGTCGAGAAGAAGCTCACGCCTTTGCATGCAAAATACTGGGCTGCTTTGCGCGAAGGGGAAGACATGTCGGATTTGTACTCACGCCTTGGCGAGCGCCCACGGTCTTTTAGCGAACGAAAAGTTCATGGCGCACAACCTGCCCCAACATTGACAAGTCATCCTCATCACTACATGTCTTGGAAAAGTCCTCGCTACTTGAGCTTCGCAGAGTGGAAGCGGCTCGGTTCTTTCCCTGATGACTACGCCGCGAAGACGGACAAGGTCGGGAAGTACATGATCGGCATGAGCGTCCCGCCGAAGATGACGGAAGCCGTCGCGCGCGCTGTGTGCGACCAATGGCTAAAAGCGCGGTAAGCTGACCCCATGCCCCGCGCGACGAAGAAACCGACGCCCGTCGTCTCCCCAGGGATGGGCCGCATCATGGCGGCGCTTCGCGTCGCGGGTGACGAGGTGTCGCCGCCGACCGTCGCCGCGCGCATCGACATGCGTTCGCCCGAGATGCGCGCTCGCGAGGCGTACACCGACGACGTCGCTGACCGCATCGTTGGCATCGTCAAGGTCGGCGTCGATGCCGAGGTCGCCGCTGGAACCTGCGGCGTCGGCAAGCGCGCGTTCGCGATGTGGCATCGCCTCGCCGCCTCGGGCGAAGAACCGTTCGCGAGCTTCATCGAGAAGCTCGACCTCGCGACGAGCGGGTTCGAGGCGAGACTCGTCGCGACCGTGACAGCGAAAGCGAAGGACGACGCCGCCTTCGCGCTGCGCGTCCTTGAGCGACGCTTCCCCGAGCGATGGGCCGCGCGCGAGCAGTCGACGAACGTCCAGGTCAACGTCGCGCAGGCGAACCAGATCACGCCCGCCGACGCCCGCGCGAAGATGCGCGAGCTGTTCGGCGAACTCGCCGCGCCCGCGAACGAACCGAAGTGAGCTTCGCCGACCTCTCGCCCGCTGCGCAGCGCGCGCTCGCCGCGCTCGAAAGCGCGCTACCGCCGAACGAGTGGCGCGCGGTCGAGTTGTGGCTCGGGACGTTCTACCGCTTCCAGCTCGAGTGGCTCCTCGACTTCAGCCGATTTTCGCTCATCCTCAAGTCGCGGCAGATCGGAGCCAGTCACACCATCGCAGGCGCGGCGGTGCTCTGGGCGCTCGTCGGCGAGACGACCACGGTCATCTCCCTCGGCCAGCGTGAAGCCGACGAGGTCGTCGACAAGGCCCGCAAGCACGCCGAGGCGCTCCAGGCGTTCGGCTCCGAGTGGGCGCGCTTCGGTCGGCAGGCGGCGCAGAAGCTCGAGTTTGCGAGCGGCGGGCGCATCCTGTCTTTGCCGAACACGAGCGCGGGCCGGTCGTTCTCGGGCAACGTCGTGCTCGACGAGGTCGCCTACTACGAGCGCCCCGAGGAGGTCTGGGACGGCGCGGGCGGCACCGCGCTGCACGGCTACCGCATCCGCGTGCTCTCGACGCCGAACGGCGCGGGCGACTTCTGGCACGGGCTGTGGGCCGACCCGAAGCAGCACCAGGGCTACACGAAGCACGCGGTCACGCTCGACGACGCCATCGCCGACGGGCTGCCCGTCGACCTGGAGGACTGCCGCAAGCTCTCGCGCGGCGACGACCGCATCTTCGGCCAGCTCTTCCGCTGCGAGTTCCTCGACGGCGCGCAACAGTACCTCCCGACCGAAGCCATCGAGGCGTGCACGGTCGACGACTGCTACGCCTACGAGGGCGTCTGCTACGCCGGCATGGACGTCGGTCGCACGAACGACCGGACGGAGCTCGTCATCGTGAAGCGCGACGCCGAGGGCGTGCGCTGGGTCCAGTACGCGGAAGGATGCAAGCGCACCGCGAGCGCGGACATCGAGCGGCTCGCCGCCCTGGCGTTCTCGCCGACGTGGAACGTGAAGCGGCTGTGCATCGACGCGACGGGGCTCGGGACGTTCCCCGCCGAGCAGCTCCAGCGACGGTTCGGGCGCACGCGCGTCGAGCCCGTGCAGTTCACGATGGCGACGAAGGAAGACCTTGCGACGGGAGTCTACAGCGCGTTGACGGACCAGACGGTGCGGCTACCTGCCAGCGACAAGCTCCTGCGCGCGGACCTTCTGAGCATCCGACGAATCGTGACGAGCGCGGGGAACGTGCGGTACGATGCCCCGCAGACGAGCGACGGTCACGGCGACCGCGCGTGGGCGTTCGCGCTCGCGCTCCACGCTTGCAGCGGACCAGACCGAAGGCGGCACGAGGTATGAATAGAGAACTTTCGCTCATGGAGGGCTACGCCGACGCGGCGAAGATCATCTCGGAGCACACGAGCCCTCGCGCGCAGAAACAAGCGAACCTGGAGCGGTACGTCGAGGGCACGCAGTACCAGGGTCGGCCGAGCTTCTTCGACCGCTCGGTGCCGCTGTGGCATCGCGCCCCGTGCGTCGTGTACCCGATGGTGGCGAACGTCATCACGTCGAACACCGACCTCGTGCTGGGCGAGGGCCGGTGGCCGCGAATCACTTGCCGCCCTGGCGAGGACGACAGCGACTACGACATCGCGGGGCTCGACGCCGAGGAGTCCGCGCTGCTCGACAAGTTCGTGGTCGACGTGCAGCGCGCCTCGCGCTTCCGCACGGCGACGCGCGAAGCGTTCTCGGCGGGGCAGGGTTGCGGCAGCGCGGTGCTCATCTTCGGCGTGCGCGCGGGCGTGCCGTTCATCGACTCGACGAAAGCTCGCTGGTGTGAGCCTGAGTTCGCCGAGGACGGCTGCGTGAAACGGCTCGTCATCGAGTACCCGTTCTTCGCGACCGAGAAGGAGCGCGGTCGGTGGCGCGTCGTCCCGAAGATGTACCGGCGCGAGATCGACGACGTGAAGGACGTGACCTACCACTCGGTGCGTCTCGGTGCGGGCGGCTTCAAGCCCGACTGGCAGGTGGAGGCAGCGTACAAGCACGACCTCGGGTTCTGTCCGGTCGTCTGGTATCCGTTCATGCAAGGGTGCAGCGTCGTCGGGAACTACGACGGGCGCGCGATTCACGAGAACCTGCTCGACGAGCTGACGGGGCTCGACTTCGCGCTCTCGATGAAACATCGCGCCGCGCTGTACTCGGGCGACCCGCAATGGACCGAGATCGGAGTCGAGCCCGGTTACGTCCCGTCGCAGCTCGGCGACATCGTCACCGTGCCAGCGACCTCGATGGGCGGTCCTATCACGAGCGACAACCGCCCCGTCGGCGAGTACCGCGCACCGCAGCGCGGGCAAGGTCGCCGCAAGGGACCGGGCGAGGTGTGGCAGTACGAAAGCCCCGACGTGAAGGTGCAGCTCCACACGCTTCCCGGCGACGCGCTGAAGGCGCTCGAGAACCATTGCATGGACTTGCGCCTCAAGCTCGCCGAGAGCATGTCGGCGGTCTTCCTCGACCCGGACAGCGTCCGCTTCGCGAGCGCGCTCTCGGGCAAGGCCCTGGAGGTCATTCGCCAGCGGCAGCTTGACCGCTGCGAGCAGTACCGCGACGACGTCACGGCGCGTCTCATCCTGCCGTCGATCAACATGCTCCTGCGCGTCTGCTACGTCGCCGGCTCGCGCGGTCAAGTCACGCTCCACGGCCTCGCGAAAGTGCTGCCGATTCTGAGGAAGTCCGATGTGGAAACAGCCTAGCCTCTCGGTCATCTGGCCCCCGTTCGTGCGCTCCAGCATCACCGAGGAGGCGCAGGTCGTCACGCTCGTCGCGACCGCGAAGCAGGCGGGCGTGATCACCTCTCGCATGGCGCTCGAGAAGCTGCGCCCCGTCTTCCCGTTCGAGAACCTCGAAGCCGTCGCCGAGCAGCTCGACGAGGAGGCGAAGCATCGCACCGACGTCGAGCACATGCTCGCCCAGGCGATGAAGCCGGCGAAGGACGAAGACGAGGACGAGGACGAGGACGAGGACGAGGGCGACGACGATGCCGCCGAGTCGGCGCGCTAGTCGCGTCACGAAGGACGAGCGCGAGACGAACCGCGCCATCCTCGCGCTCGAAGCCGCTGCGCTGTTGTTGCTCCTGCGCGCGACGAAGAAGCGCGACGTGCGCGAGCTGGAGCGCGTTCTCGTCGACCAAGCGCAGAAGGCGCGGGTGCTCGCGCGGCAGCGCGTCGCCGCCGAGCTGCGCTATCCGGCGACGACGAAGCCCTTGCCCGCGAGCGTGCGCATCGTGCGGCGCATCGACATGGGCGACGGCACGTTCCGCGAAGTCGTCTCGACGCATCCCGCCTCGGTGCCGCCGCTCGGAAAGCTGGAGCGGCTGCGCCTGCGCAAGCTCTCGCGCACGATGGTCACCGAGGCGAACGAGCGCGACCGTGCTGCACGAGGAGCCGCGAACCCGCGCGAGGCGAAGGCAGCGGCGCGCGCCTCGACGGAGTCGCATGTGCGGCTCGTGGCGACGACCGAGACGATGGATGCTTTCTCGCGCGAGCGCGAGCGCGTGGCGCAGGAGATTGCCGACCGCACGGGTGCGATGGTTTTCAAAGAGTGGCGCGCGACGCTGGACATGCGCGCGTGCGAGAAGTGCTCCGCGCTGCACGGAACGTATCTCGCGCTCTCGACGCGCTTTCCCCAGGGCGACCCGCCGCTGCACCCGAGGTGTCGTTGCTGGGTGCTCTACAGCGTCCAGAACGTCGTCGGCGCGGCGCTGACTGCGTTGTGGATGGCGAACGAATAACACTCTTTCGTGTTCTGAGGATTCCGCGCATCTTCGTTGCGCACACAGGTTCGCGCTGATACCCAGAACGCATGAAGTCGTGCGAGGTGTGTAGCGCGGTTGCGGGCGACGACGATGCCATCTCGTGCGAGATGTGCGGCGAAAGTTCGTGGCTGCTTCTCGCGGCCGAGCCCGCAAAGAAAGCTGCGAAGAGGACCAAGAAGTCGCAGCCGGTCGAGCCCGCCGCCGAGCCCGTCGCCGAGCCCACCGCTCCAGGTGACATCACCGACGCGGACTTCGCTGCGGAGATCGCCCAGGCGAGTGACGCGGACCTCCTGTCCTTGCTCGGCGAGTCGAGCGCGATGTCGCCCTCGTGGCGCGCGATGCTCATCGCGGAGATCGAGAAGCGAGGCGCGGCATGAGCGGGACAGTCGTGCGCGACGGTCAATTGCTTTCCGACTCGCACGTTTTCGAGTTCGGCGAACAGTTCGCTCCTCGGCCCCAGGTCGAAGAGCCCGCAGCCTCCTCGGTTGCGGCACCCATTGAGACGTTCACCGCAGCGGTGAACGCGAAGCCTGCGCTCCCGCCCGCGCTGCAACCCATGACGACGGCACAGCTCATCCGCGACTTGAAGAACCGGCTGCGTTTCGTCGAGCGCGAGATCAAGGCACGCAAGACGCTCGAGAAAGAGCGCGATCAGATTCGGCGGCTCATCCAGGCCGCGAAGCAAAACAAGGCAACGGTCCACGCAATCAAGCGCGCGGCCGGTTGAGGAGAAATCATCATGGCAGTCATCGCTGGTACGATTCGTGGCCTGACGTGCGTGAGCCGATCCTTCACGGGATTCGGTTCGCGCGAGGCGTGGCTCATCACCGTGGACTTCGGCGCGTACACCGGAGCGGCCGACACCGCCTCGCTGCTCGCGGTCGGTGCCGCCATTGACGCGACCGCGCGCGACGGCAAGGCGTCTACGCTCCGCTCGGGCGTGTGCGTGTTCCCCGGAGCCGACACCAACAAGCAGCTCGCGTTCTTCACCGGCACCGCCGTTCAGGCGCTCACCGTGTCGAGCGACGACCTCACGGGTCAGCTCTCGAACGCTGCTGGCTCCGAGTTGGCGACGGCGACCGCGCTCGACTGCGAGCTGGGCATCGTCGTCTGCGTCGACCGCGCCTGATAGGCGCTTCGGGAGGTCACCGTGGCAGGAAAGTTCAAGGGAACCGTTGCGAAGTCTCGCGCGAAGCTCGGGAAAGTCCTGCCCGGTGACGTCAAGAAGTTCAAGGTGTTCGTCAAGAACGCCAAGGGCAACGTCGTGAAGGTGAACTTCGGCGACCCGAACATGGAGATCAAGCGCGACGATCCCGCTCGTCGCCGCAACTTCCGCGCGCGGCACAACTGCGCGACCGCCACCGACCGCACGACGCCGCGATACTGGTCGTGCCGGATGTGGAGCAAGAAAAGTGTTTCCGCCATCATGGGGAAAAAGTGATGGCGACGACCGCAACGAAAACCAAGCCGAAGCTGTGGGCCGGCATCGTCGCCCGCGTGAAAGCGGGCGCGAAGGGCGGCAAGCCGGGGCAGTGGAGCGCGCGAAAGGCGCAGCTCGCCGTCGCGAAGTACAAGAGCGCAGGCGGCGGGTATTCCGGCGCAAAGAGCCGCGCGAACGCGCTCTCGCGCTGGACGAAGCAGAAGTGGCGCACGAAGAGCGGCAAGCCGTCGCTTGAGACGGGCGAGCGTTACTTGCCCGCCGCTGCGATCAAAAAACTCTCGCCGCAGGAGTACGCGGCGACGACGCGCGCGAAGCGTGAGGGCATGAAGCGAGGCGAACAGTTCGTCTCGCAGCCCGAGAAGATTGCACAGAAAACGAAACGCTTTCGGCGTATGATGGCGAAGCGGAAGGGAGCCAAGTGATGAAGAAGCCCAAGCTCGGGACCGGCAAGCGGTTCGCTGCTCTCACTCAGTCGCTCGCCGAACGCGGCGCGAAAGACCCTGGCGCGCTCGCGGCTTTTATCGGTCGCGAGAAGTACGGCAAGAAGAAGTTTCAGAAGCTCGCCGCGAAGGGCGCAGCTCGCGAGCGCGCGAAGTAGCGCGCACACAGATTCCGTACCCTCACTCCTCGCCTCGCCGAGCGTCATCGCGCGTAACGGAAAGTAGGGAACATGGCTGGCATTCAGTACGCACCTTCAATCAGCACTACCGGCACAACGCCCGTGAACGAACCCGCAACGACTCCGCAGCCCGCCGAGGTCGCGCCCGCCGCGAACCCGGTCGAGGTGCGTCTGACGAGCGCGCAGCTCAAAGAGCGCCTCGACGAGACGCGCGCAGCGGCAGAGCGTCGCGTGCTCGCGGAGCTGGGCGTGGACGATCTCGGCAAGGCGAAGGAGCTGCTCGCGAAGGCAGCGCCGCGCACCGACGAGAAGTGGTCGCAGATCGAAGCGACGACCGCCGCACAGCAGGCGAAGCTCGCCGAGATGGAATCTCTGCTCGCTGCGGTGACGCAAGAGCGCGCCACGTCCGCGCTCGCCTCGCTGCCCGAGCAGGCACGTCGCGCCATCGAAGAGGCGACCGACGATCCCGAGGAGCGCGTCGCGCTCGTCCAGGTGCTCCAGGCAGCGGGGCTCAATGCCGTCGCGCCTGCGCCCGTCGCGGCTCTCGCCGCGCCCCAGGTGGCCGCATCGACCGCGCCGCCGCGCACCGCGCCGGCCGATGCTTCCGCTTCGCCGCCGAACCGGCGCGAAGAGTACGACCGATTGAAGCGCGAAAATCCCGTCGCGGCTGCACACTACCTCAAGCGGTACAGTCGCGACATTTTCCCCGGCTGATGTGATACCGGGGAACCTCCAACCCAAACGATAGCAAGGACGAAACACCATGGCGGTTTCCCGCGTCACGATTCCCGAGGAGTTCTACGACATCACGAGCGCCGACCTGCTCGTGCAGCCCGAGCCGCAGTACGCATACGCGAACCTGATGCTCTCGGCTCTGTCGATGGATCTCAACGTCCCCGACATGCTCGGCCTCCAGCTCCCGAACCGTCAGATCGGCGGCGTGGGCGCGCCCTACAAGACGGCCGAGGAAGACCGGCTCGAGCTGGCCAAGTCGCTCCCGAACGAAATCTTCGCGACCAAGGTCGACTTCGCAGGTGGCCCCGGCCACGTCATGCGCTTCAACCGGCCGAAGTTCGTCAACTCGACCTACACCGAGGCGTCGCGCGTCATCGGCACGGCGTCGAGCATCTCGACGACTCCCATCGAGATCGGAAGCGAGCAGGTTCCGCTCGCCGTCAAGCGGTACGCCGGCCCCTACGGCGCGGCGGCGGTGCAGCCCTACGCCATCGACGCCTTCGATGCGCAGATGGGCGTGCACAACCTCGCGAAGCTCGTCGGCACGCACCTGAAGCGCGACTTCCACCGCTGGTGTGACAGCGTGTGGGTTTCGCTCTTCGACCTCGCTTCGACGAAGATCTACCCCAACGGTTTCGCCGCCGACAACGACATCACCGCGAAGGGTCAGGCCCCGCTCTCCTACGAGCAGATCAGCCGCACCAGCCGCGCGCAGGACGAGGCGAACCTGCCCACGTTCTCGAACGGCAAGCGCCTCCTCGTCGTGTCGCCGACCGGCAAGAAGCAGCTCAAGGACGACCCGCAGTTCGCGCGCTACGCCGAGTTCCACAAGGAGATGAACCCGCTCTTCCCTGGGTACTTCGCCTCGCTGCCCGAGTACGAGTGCGCGGTTTCGACCACGCTCTCGCAGGTCACGAACGCGAACTCGGTCAAGGTGCACTACGGTCACGCCATCGCTCCGGGGCTCGGCCTCCTGGGCATGGGTGCGCCGCCGGCCATCGTCCCGGCGAGCGACGACAACTACGGACAGCAGGCGAAGGTGATCTGGCTCGCGTTCCTCGCGTTCGGGCTCGCCGACAACCGCTTCTGCACGTCCGTTCGCTACTCGGAGGACAACGCCTGATGAGCTTCCCCGCACGCTTCTTCAAGGGCGCGGCGGCGACCGGCACGCTCGACACCATCGTCGCGGGAGCGTCCGTTGGCGGTACTTCGTACCCGACCAACGAGATCGCCCTCAACACGTTGTCGTGCCTCTACACGGTCCTCGCCGAGACGAACACGATCACCATCTCTGCGCACTGGCAGGTCAGCCACGACGCCTCGACGTGGTACGACGTCAAGCCGTCGAACGGCGCGGCCTACGTCGCGCAGGCGACCGGCACGGCGGGCGCGGACAATCCCGTGTCCATCGTGCTGGAAGCGCCGAAGGGCGTCCTCGGCTGGGAGTACGTTCGTCCTGCGGTCAAGGTCGGCGTCACGACCGGCACCGCGAACGACACCTACTCAATGCAGGTCTGCTTCCGCAAGTTCAACGGCTTCGGCTGAGAGGTTGATCGTGGCCCTTCTCGACTCTGAGATCGCTCGGTGTAAGTACGAGTTGGGCTACAACCTGCTCACCATCGGCGCGGAGCCGTACATCGGCGTCGCGCGGGTGTTCGAGCTGGTGATTCAACCGAACTTGCTGGCAGGCGCAAAGACGACGAGTGCGACGGTAGTGACTGCGGTCGCTGCCGGCGCGCTCGCGTCTCCTGTGACTCTCACGCTCGCGGACGCAACGGGCTTCTCGGCCGGCGACCGCGTCATCGTGGACGTGGACTCGCGGCAGGAAGCGGCCACCGTGCAGAACGTCGCAGGCGCGACGATCACGGTGCTCCTCTCGAAGGCGCACACGGGCACTTATCCGGTGACCGTCGAGCGCGGAGAGTCCATCGTGCGCGAGATTCTCGTTCGCCTGCGCGACATCGCCGACAAGCTCGGCAGCACCGTCATTCAGCAGACGGGCATCCGGCGCGTGGACGAGATCGAATTTTTCTCCGGTATGCAGGGCGTGCGTCGCGAGATGCAGCGGCTGCAAGATTACTGGCGCAACGAACTCGCCGCTGCCCTGGGCGTGCGCAACCTGCGCAGCACGTCGTCGGGTAGCGCCGTCGCGGTGTACTGATGGGCACGTTTCGCGACGCCATCCTGCCCAGCGTCAACGCGATTCGAGCCATCCCTGGTCAGCTCGGGTGGCGACCGTACACGCTCACCATCGAGACGCGAACGTGGAGCGGCGCGGAGATCGGCGAGGGCGTCGAGACGGTGACCGAGACTCCGATCACCGAGCAGTACGGGCAGCCCCCGAAGATTCGCTGGCTCGACACCGAGCAGCTCGCGCTCGGCGGCTACGAGCGCGCGACCATCGAGATCGGACCCATGACGCCGTCTTACCCTGGCGGCGGTATCCTCGCGTCCGTCCTCGAGCCTCACAACCTCGCGAACAACACCGTCGTCAACTACAAGCTCGTCGGCCCCGCATACCCTACCGGCGTGTACTGTCGGCTCGTGTCCTTCAACCACGACTTCGCGGGGCACTACACGCTGCGCGTGCAGGTAACGGGCACGCCATGAGCGACATCGACTTCCTCTATCAGAAGTTCGGCGACGTCGAGTTCCCGACGCTCGACGTGCAGAACGCGCAGCTCTTCAGCGCGCTCGACCCGGCGCGCGACAAGCTCCTCGCGTTCTTCAAGGCTGCAATCAACCAAGAACTCGGCGGCAGCACGACGACCGTCACGGCGACGAGCGCGTGGGGCGCGGCTCGCGCAGGCACGTCGCTCTCGTCGGCGCAGCCGGTGCAGGACGTGTGCTACCTCGCGCCGACGCCCGACCTCATGCGCGAGGCCGGCTGGAACTTCCCGCTCTTGTGCGCGTACCGCACCTCGGCGACGCACGAGGAGTTCTCGCTTCAGCGCGAGGTGATTCGCTGCGTCTGGGGCATCGACTACATCCTGCCGCCGCTGCCCGCTGATGACCGACGCAAGCTCGCGGCGGTGCTCGTCGGCGTGCGCTCGCTGCTCACGCTCCTCGTGCGACGGCGCGGGCATCCTGCCTACCAGAACGGCACGCTTCAGTTCGGCCAGGGCTACGGGGGCTTCGACACCGTGCGCGTGCTCACGAGCATGGAAGGGCCGGTCGCCTTCTCCGATCAGGCCGGCGGGAACTACTACTACGCCGTTCACCTCGACATCGAGACGACGGAGCTGGACAACACGCTCCCTGGAACGACCACGCCTTTCGAGGGCGCGGACGTGAGCGTGGGCATCGGCAGCAGCGACGGTATCCTGCCCGACGCGGTGCAAGTGCGCACGGATACGAATCCCGACCCGAACTACGGTGAGGTGCTGACGTGATCGAAGACGGCAAGAAAGAACTTCTCCCGCAGCTCGTCGCGCGCTGGAAAGAGGAGGTGCCTGTTGCGGACCCGGCGGCGCATGCGCTCGCGAGCGTGGCGGTGACGCTGCGCGCGGTCTACCTGATGCACCAAGCGGCGCACTGGCAGACGAAGGGACCGTCATTCGTCGGCGACCACAAACTGTTCGGCAAGCTGTACGGGGCGGTGCTCGACGAGATCGACTCC